AACTACTCTGATATAAGAGCGTTCATTCAACAGCAAGAAGCAATTCTAGCCGCTTATCGAAGTTACTATCTAGAAGCCGAAGAAGAGTTCAATGAAGCGAATGGACTTGACAAAGAGGAGTAAGCCTGATATCATGGTCGTAATATTTGGAATCAATACTTGTTACAACTGTCTGAGATGTAAGCAGTTATGTGAAGCACTACAAATAGAGTATGAATATCTTGATCTAGCCGATGGAGATTCCGCACAAATGTTTAGAAATCTTTTTCCAGAAGAAGATCAAGTGCCACAAGTTTTATGGGAGGGTGAACACATTGGTGGATACCCTGAATTGAAAAGTAAGATCGATGATTATATAAATGAGGTAAAGTGAAATGAATAGAAACGAAATAATTGAAAAGCTAAAGTCTGATGTTATAAATATTATATTCACTAAAGTAGATGGTACAACTAGAAGTATGAAGGCTACTTTAAGTCAGAATATAGTACCCGGCGAAGCAACAGCCCGAGCAACTAATCGTAGTGCGAATACTACACAAGCAGTTTGGGATACAGAAGCAAGCGGGTGGAGATCATTCAAGTGGGATAGCATCAAAGAAGTAAATGGTGTTGCCATTCCGAATGGAGTATCAGTCAAAGGATAGGTGTATGACCAGAGAAGAGTTATTACAAAGAATAGAAGAAGGTGGCGTTAGACTAACCTTTGTTAGCCCAGTAGATAAAAAAACTAGAAACACAGTAGTTACTTTAAATGAAGATATGATAGCTGAAAGCAATAAAGGCGTATCAAAAACTAAAGAAAGGTCTGCTGAAGCTATTTTTTACCCCTATAGAGACAACGAAAGTGTGGTTTGTGTATGGGACTTGGGTGATCAGGGGTGGAGAGCAATGAACTATAATACCATTAAAAAAATTGGAAAACAAGTCGTTAATGGTATACGAGAGTAATAACTACTTTAATTATGTTTTTATTTTATGGAGTGACAAATGGCTAAGACTAAAAAAAGAGCAATACCTCGTAGAGGCAATGCCGCCAAGTTGGCTGAAGAAGCTAACATTGGTAAGGAGACTATTGATTGGAGTTCAGTCAAGCCGGAAGACTACACCAAAAAGATTCACGAAACTCTAAGACACTACGGCTACTTCTACGAGAAGAAATCGTATGTTTCTTGGGCGCAAGAGTGGATAAAAACCAATCGCCCCAACGATCTAAAAACATTCAAAGCAAGTGAAGATTGGAGAGTGTCTGCCACATTAGCAGGTCTAATGAGAATGCAATTGATGGGCGCAGAACTTGAACAATCTGCTATTGACTTCATTCAAGATAATGTAGAAGATATATTGGCTCATGGAAGACGCAATATAGAACTCAAGATCGAAGATGTAGAAGAAGATACTGCTGTTGAAGTCAAGAAAAAGAATCCCTCTGAGTTACTCAAAGAGAAAACGAATACTATCATAGGTGACATCGAAGGTTTTATTGATGATCACCTTGATGGTGTTCTTGATAAGAAGTTCTCTTTGTACACTCATCTCAAGGGCATCAATGCCGCAACTCAATCTGCTCGTGATATAGTATCGCACTATAAAGAAGTTGAGCAAGAGTTAAAAGAATTAGTCGAAGACAAAGTGGACTATCTTGTCGAAGGCTACAATCATCTATCTGCCTCTGAGCAGAAGAAACTTTACACTTTAATTGGTTCGTTTGTAACTGATGGTGAGCGATATGTGTTGAGTAAGAAAGCAACACGCAAACCTCGTGCTAAGAAAGCAACACCTGCAACGAAGCAAGTCGAGAAAGTAAAATATCAAAAAGAGTCTGCTGAACACAAAATAACCAGTATTAGCCCTGCATACATTGTTGGTGCTACTGAAGTTTATCTGTTCAATACCAAGACACGAGTCATGAAGTATTTGGTAACGAACAATAACGATGGGTTTATTGTAAAGGGTACGTCAATCAAGAACTATGATGAAGAGTTGTCGTTCAAGAAGAAGTTGCGTAAACCTGAAGAGACTATTGACTCTATCAACAAAGTAACTAAGTTGAGAGCATTGAAGGCACTTAAAGCACTCAAGACTGCTGAGAAACCAACTGACTCTAGAATTAATGCTGATACTGTTATTCTAAAGGTGAATAAGTGAGCGATAATATAATCGACTTCAATAAAGCATTTGAGAAGAAAAGGAAAGTGCAAGAAGCTATTGAGAAAGATGTATTCAAAAGTGATGAAGAGTTTATTGACTTTTACTCTACACTAAATGCCCGAGAAACTGTTTGGGGATTAAGAGGGTTTGGTGTTGATGTCACTGAAGACCCAAGATCGATGCTTGACATACTGACAATCATTGAAGCCACAAAGGCTCTGATGTGGCGTTCAAAGGGTAAAGAGTATCCATTTCAAACTTTTGCTAACACTGTATTTTCTGATGTCGAAAAAGAAAGTGGTGTGCAGATAAAAGACTTATTTGATAATTTCATAGCAGATATGGAAAAATATTATGAAGAACTCGGAGACTGGGAAGAATAAACCCGACAATGTAGTTGATACGCCCGCACTTATGTCGTATCCAACGAATGTTGGTGCGCCTGCTTTCACAGTTCCAGATGTTCTAAGTGTGAGTAAAGAGCGAGGTATCAGCGCAACGCATCAACTTGAGACAAAGTTCGAAGCACTGAAAGAAGAATACTTTAAACTAGTAGAACTAGCTGAAGATACCGCATTGATGTACAACGCAAGATGTAATATTGTACCAGTTGTGGGCGAAGTTTATCATCTATATGATGGAAAAGATGGTTTGTTTATTAGTATGATTGAACCAGAAACATGGGTTAGTCAAGATCATGTGGGTAGTTTCAAATTAACTTCTGAACAAACTTGGGAAAAGCAATGAATGTTGCCTTGACAAAACATACCAACTTATGTTATAGTAGACAATACTAAATTAAGTTAGGAGATATAAAATGATACTGGTTGATCTAAACCAAGTCATGATTGCGAATATGATGATGCAGATAGGTAATCATCAGAACGCACAAATTGACGAGGGTATGCTAAGGCATATGATATTGAATACATTGAGAGCGAATCGTAAGAAGTTTACAGATGAGTTTGGTGAACTTGTGATCTGTTGTGATGACAAGAACTACTGGCGTAGACAAGCATATCCATATTACAAAGCAAATCGCAAAAAGACTAGAGATAAATCTGAAATGGATTGGAATGCTATCTTTACTGCCTTGAATGCGATTCGTGACGAACTCAAAGAGTTCTTCCCATACAAAGTTATTCAAGTGGACACTTGTGAGGCTGATGACATTATTGGTGTTATTACGCACGAAGAAGGTACTGTACTTAACGCAGGTGAGCCAATTCTAATTCTGTCTGGTGATAAAGATTACATACAACTCCACAAGTATGCGAATGTGAAGCAGTATGACCCGACTAGAAAGCGATGGATTTCTAACGCAAATCCAGAAAAATATCTTGCTGAACATATTATTAAGGGCGATGCAGGTGATGGCATTCCAAATGTTTTATCTGTTGATAATGCTTTTGTTATGGGTATAAGACAACGCCCAATAACGCAAAAGCGACTTGCTGAGTGGGCTGATATAAATAACATGGATGATGAAGTAAAACGTAACTACATGAGAAACAAGGCTTTGATTGATCTGAATGAAGTACCTCAGTCAATGAAAGAAGAAATACTTTCTATTTGGCATGAAGAGAATGGAAAAGATCGTAGTCAGTTACTGAATTACTTTATCAAAAACAAACTTAGAAATTTAATGGAATGTATAACGGAGTTTTAAAATGACTACATTATCTCTGGCGGAGATTGTTAATTCTGCCCGAAAAGCTGAAACAGTTGAAGAGAAAGTTGCTATTCTGAAAAAGAATGACAGTACACAATTGAGAGACCTACTTGCACTGATGTGTGATGCAAGATGGACTTTTGATTTACCAGAAACTGCACCGCCATACAACGAGTCTGTGATCAATGAATCACATGGCTTACTGTATCGTGAAATGAGAAAAATGCCGTACTTTGTAGAGCAAAGAGAAGAAGGTAAGGGTTTACCGAGAATCAGAAAAGAATCATTGTTTATTCAAATACTAGAGGCAGTCGATAAAGAAGATGCTAAACTTGTTCTACGAATGATTTCTAAAGAGCCGTACCCCGATCTTGCTCCAGAAGTAATTAATCAGGCATTTCCAGATTCTATAAATGAGCCAATTCCAGTTAAAAGGGGTCGAGGCCGACCTAAGAAATCAGAAGCACCAGTATCAGAATAAGGTAAAGTAGTATGGGTAAAAATAAGAGTAAAAAGTTTCGTGAATGGATTGATGAAGATTTTGAAATTAAGAAAGATTCAAAGCGATACGACAAGCGTAAAGCAAAGATTCAAGAAGCGAGACGAAACAAGCGAAAGAACCGAGATTCTTTCTAAACACAACATATATTATGGAGATTTAATATGATATCAGCAGTAGGGACTATGTTCCCAGATTTTGAATTGACTGGCGTAAACAAAGACAACGAGTTCGAGAAAGTTAACAATACTAACTTGATTGGTAAATGGTCTGTAGTTTACTTCTACCCAAAAGACTTTACTTTTATCTGCCCGACTGAAATTGCGGCATTTGACGAACTAACTGCACACGCTAATGTACTTGGTATTAGTGGTGATAATGAGTTCTGCAAACTCGCATGGAAGAAAGACAACGACCTCATCGGTGATATTCAACACACACTACTCGCAGACTGTGGTCTAAGACTCGCAAGAGATTGCGGTGTTAAAGAACACTCTGAACAAGTTGCCTATCGTGCAACATTCATTCTTGATGAAGTTGGTGTAATTCAACACGTTTCTGTGAACGCACTAGACACTGGTCGTAATGCTCAAGAGATACTTCGTACTTTGAAAGCACTACAGGCAGGTGGTCTAACTGGTTGTTCATGGAATCCAGGTGATCAATTCGTAGCATAAAACCC